GATAACGTTTTACCATTTATCCATTTGTTACCACCCTTTGCATTTATTTTACCAAAAATAGGAGGACTATTGGGGTCTGCTTTTTCTTGTAATTTAACAATTGCAACTTCGTTAACAACATCTGCACCTGCAGCCATAGCCTGTGCTGCGGTTCCTTGTGTAATGGCTTGTTGTTGTTGAACTGCACCCAATTGAGCCTGTAAACCTTCGATGATTGAATTTAAAGAATCAATTTGTTTTATTAATGCTTCAATTTGAACTTTATATCCTGTATTTTGTGATTGTAAAGATGTTCTTAATATAGATTCTTCTACCGATTTTTGTACAGCTACTTGTATCTGTTCGGTAAATGTTGCCAAACTATCGGAGACGGTTTCTAATTGATTTGAAATTAAATCGTCTTTTTGGGATATTGATAATTTTTCAATATTTACTTTTGTAACTTCTGTTTGTAATCTTTTTATTTCATTAAGAGAAGCGGAATATTTAGCAGTTACATCAGCTAATTTTATTCGTAAATCTTCATTTAACGCTACCTCTTTATCATATATGGGTCTTGGAACTAAATCTAAATTAGGAATAGGTATTGATGGTTTTAATTCTTTTACCTCAATATCAATTGCCTTTTTGATTTCTTCTTCGTCATATTTGTCTTTATTTAATTCTTTAAATACCAAAGAAGATGCTACATTTTTTTCATCTACAATTGTTATACCATAATCGTTTTTGACAATAGCTTGCGAACCAGATGAAATTAATATTTCTTCTAATCTATTTTTTCTTTCTTCTTGTAATTTCTCAGCTATTGCTTCTATTGATGTTAAAGCCATATTATTTTATTTCAAATGTATTTTTATCATCAAATATATAATCTATTCCTCCCATTTCAATTTTAGTTTTTATTTTATAAACTCTATCAATTGGTAATGTACTCAATTCCATAACAAAATAGTTGCCAGTTGAATCACAACTTATTTTAGTATATTCTCCAAATGGATATACAACTTCTCCGGTTAAATAATCTTCCAATTGATAATATGAAGATGTTGGTAAATAATTTATGGTATTATTAACAAACGTATTAGAAAATGATTTTAATGGGTATAAATCACCACCCTTTACTCTAATTTTTATTTTACTATTTGTATCGTATTTAGTTTTTAAATTAGTCAAAACCACTTTAAAATTTTCAGAAGGTATTGATGTTAATGAACCGGTTACAAATGAAACATCACTCCAAACTAATTCTAATTTAGGTTCGTATATTGTATGTGTTTCCTTTGAAAAGAATTTAATAACACCATAATCTACACCATCGTTTACGGATGCAGATTCGTGGTGGTGAATTATAAATCCGTTATTATCAATAGTGCCACTAATCCATAATTTTACAATGCCAGTTACATCCATCCTAACATCATCCGATTCATAATTAAATGATTGTGATGCAGAACCACTTAAATACCAAACCGCACCTTCTGCATTATTTGAACCCGTTGTTCTGTTTCCAGTCGTTGGGTATACCGCAGTACCACCGGTTGTATCGTAATCAACCCATTTTGTTGCCGTCAATCCATTTCTATATTTCCAAGTAACCCCGTCGTATGTTACATTATCAAATTTAGTTCCGGTACCCATTACCCAACTAGAAGATACTGCGTTTGCATATATTGTATACTCTACCGGTATTTCTTCGGAATTTGCGGCCTTTAAATTTAAAAATACTTTATAACTACCAGTTCCTACATTACTTGTTATCGATTGAGAAACGTCTGTTATTGGAAATTTAATTAAAGTTCTAGCTATATCCATAGTAGAACCATAATAGAGTTTACCTACTTCCAATATCTCATCTCTACCTGTGTTTTGGTCAGGTTGTTGAAGATATATACTTGCATCGTATGATGATGTGAATAATTTATGCATTATAAGGCCCTCCCTTTAATATCTTTGTTAGGAAATTTGACTTCAAAAACACAAGGGTCTAAAGAAGGATATACAATCTTTCCCTTTATTGCTTCATCTATATTATATTTGTTTGGAGAATAGTTACCATCCCCCGCACATAAGTTTTTAATTTTAACCGATGGAACACTCATAACACCTTCTACATTAGCAAGTATTAATTCAATTTCAGAAATATTAATTGGTTTATTAAATGTCCAATTATCTATATTGAAATGTTCTTGTATAAATGTTAAACAATTTGCTAAAACTTCTCTTTTATTGAAATTTGAATAACATATGATTTCAAAATCAACTCCAATGTTTACAATAAATCCATCAATCATATTAACAGCGTCAGTCAACATTCTATATTCACCTAAATAAGTTTTAAGATTTTGTTTAACTGCTTGATTTAATTGTGTAAGATTTTTATTATCATTATATCCTAAAACATACATATTAATTGCAAATGGATTGTTTACTTCCGAAATTGCCGTTCTTTTGTTTGAAAGATATTTAACTAACTCCTTTTGTATTTCGGATTTTTTCATTCCTTTCATAGAATCTACTAAATTCGTAAATTCTTCAATATTATTAGGACTAGCTAAAATTGATGCAGGACTATTATTATCCAATTCACCATCCGGACTAACATATACTTTTGCAACACTACCATATCTAGTAGACATACTCAAAGCTCTTACTATATAATCTTGTCGTGTTACTGCTCTGTTTTGTGAACCAAATGTTGCCAATGCATTTTGTCTAATTTCTTCTATTGATTCACCACCTCTGCCACCGACTGCTGGCTCTACATTTTCAACTGCTATTGTTGTTTTAGCTTGATTATATACTCTTAAATTATCATCACTCAATGATAATAAATCTTCTTCAAATTGTATATTAATGATACTAACTAAATCTCCCGTATTTACATTGGCTTCAATTCCACCACCTACTAAATATTTTACTTTTAATGTTGTATTTGTAGGAGCGATACCAAATGTATTTGTTTTTAAGAAATTAGAAGGGTCAATTCCTTGATTCAATCTGTTAACTGAGTTTGCTAATCCTAATCCTACATTTTTTGTATTAGGTAATATTTGTTCATCATTCATTGATGTATCTCCACTTCCAAATTGTAAATCCATAGTATTATTTGAATTAACCTTAACACTAAATCTTCTAGGTACTTTTTGTACTTCTAAAATATATGGAACTATGGATGATACAGAATTTAAATCAGAATTTGTATTACTTGAAATATTAGCCTGTTCTACAAATACACTTTCCTGTGCCAAATAAGGTACTTCGTAGTATTTGTTATTATTAGAATCGGTAACGGAAACTATTTGTATTATATCACTATCTGATAAAGAAACCGATGGATAATCAACATCATTTCCCATTATAAAGGATGTTTCTATTTGAGTAGCAGATATTGCTTTTACTAATTTACTAATAAGATATTGTGTTGGTGCACCGGTTGAATCTCTTTCATACACATCAATTTCTCTATCAATTGGATTTTCAAAATCAACCGAATCAGTTGTTCTAAATATTACATTGGAATTTGATGTTGATTTTATTTCCATTCCATCTTTAATTTTTAAATAAAATCTAGAATCCGGCTCTAAGTTTCCACCATTATTTTTTGAAGGTAATATTTGATAAACCTTTATTGTTGTAGCAGCTGGTGCAGATAACTTTGGTTTATATCCCATAGATTGTGCAATTGATACTACATTTTTTCTTTCGCTAGCATTCGCTAACATTGATTCTTTTAATTGAGTATCCTGATAAAACGAAAGAACGTCACCCACATATGAAGCCATATCAATGAATATGTTTCCAGGGGATGCATCCGAAAAATCCGAATAATTATCCGGAAAATATGTTTTAGCAAAATTAACTAAGTTTTCTTTAAATGTGGTAAAATCTTTACCAACATAATTTATTTCTTTGTTATTATTGCCCCAATTCTTATTTAAAGATTTAATTGCCATTTTATATTATTCTTTTATTGATACTTCTACGTTATCGGTTATATCTGGATTTGATTTTAATGAAAAAACTATATTAAAATTAATGGTATGGTTATCTATGTCATTTTCAGTAAAATCAAAAATAATTTCATCTATATTAACTTCTGGAATCCAATAATTAACGGCTTGTTCAATTGCAGTTTCAATTTTATTTTCTATTTGGCCTTCAACTATTGGTTCAAATAGAACTCTATGAATATCACATCCAAATAAGGGATTCATTATTCTTTCCCCTTTTCTTGTTAATATTAAATTTTTAATATTCTCTGCATATTGTTTTCTTGTGGAATAATTTTTTTGAAATAATCCGTCAGTATCTGAATTAGAAAATCCAATACTTAAACCTTTATATTGGTTTTGTATTAAATCCTTTACGGATATTTTTCCTAATTCTATTGCCATTATTAAAATCTTTTAACTAATTCTCTATAATCTCTTGTCAATGCTTTTATCGTAGCATCTTGTAATCCATCACCAGTTGATTCAAAATTTGGAACATTAGATGGTATATTTACCTCTCTAAAATCCATTGTCTCCCACTCACTCTCATCAACTCTTAATTCGGGCTTAATCATATCCAATACACTTCCAACCGCCTGTGCACCTTCTTTACGTTGTTCGGATGAAAATGGTTGAGTCATATTCAAAATCTCATTAATCATTGGGTCTTTTGAAAATTCTTTTTGTGGTCTTTGTGTTTGTTGAACGGGTTGTTGTCTTTTAACCGGTGTAGGAGTAACTTCTGTCATCTCTCTTAATGATGGAGTAGATGGTTTCTTTTGTGAGTTTAATGTAACTGCACCAGATTTTATAAGTTTAACAAGTTCTTCTTTTACTTGTAACTTAACTTCATTTTTAACAACTTCTTTAATTAAAGTTAATAAAATTTCTGATTTCATAATAATTGTTTTGTATATGTTTAGTAATAAATATTGTATTTAAATTTTATTTAGTTACCTATTCCAAGTATACCAGGTTGTGTGATAGGTGTTCCGCCCGGTGTCGTTGTTGGTGCTGAATCATTTCCATATGGTGTTGGTGCAGAATCTGCAAAAGTAGATACTACCCCGGCCACAACTGGAGCTGCAACCTTGGCAGCGACTTGTCCAGCAAGGTCTACACCCTGAACAACTGCATAGTTAGCTGCCATTGGTAATAATTCTTCTATAATTTCTTTAGGAGAAAGTTTCCAAGGTAAATCCGATAATGGGTTCAATGGTGGTATTGCAAATGGTTTTGTAAAATATCCAACCCAGGGTGTTACCCAAAATGGAATTGGTATACCTGTTACCGATGTTTTATGGCGTGTAAAATGTAATCCAGCTACGGATAGTAAATGAAAATTTGCATTTATAATAAAATTTGTAAGCCAACTATCTACGTTTCCAATTGGGAACAAAGGTTGTGTTGGAAAAATTCCTGGAGTAACACAAAAACTTATAAATGTAGAGTCCCCGTAAGTAGATAG